GGGTTCTGGGTTAAGAACATTTTCGACCATGCCAAGGAGGGTTGCTTTGGTTGCGTACTTGCCAACCGTTGCACCGTTGTCCTTTAGCCAAGCCGTGATGTCCTTTCGTGTCCATCCCTCATCAGGTAAGCCATCTTCACCGAGGTCTGTGGTCACAGGTTCTGGATTGTCGCCTTCGATTCTCCACCATTTGGCAGAGAACCGGTGACGGTATTGATTCAAGAACTCCTGTGTCACTTCCAAGGGTTGGTGACGGATTGCCACCAATCGTGTACAAGGAACCCTTCGTTCATAGAAGGGGCCAAGTGAAGTCACCGTAGGCAATTAACCACCTCAGTTATACATCACCAAAACGCTCGATGTGTTAGCCGAGCCACTTAGGTATTGTAGAGTAATGGTTAGGCTTGATACGCTTGCGCCCACTGATACAGCGGCAGTGCCGGTATCGGTTGTAAATGCACCCAAGATGGAAGTAATTCCACCTGATAGGATGATTGTTTCGCCGTCTGCTCCGCCAGTGACGCTGATAAGTGCCATCTTTGGTGCTGGGTCGTAGCCGTTTGCTCCATCGCTGTTAGAAGCGTTGAAGGTTCCCGGTCCACCGCCGGGGTATGCGACATCTGCCGCTCCGTCTAACCACTCTGTGGTGCTTTGAGAGCCTGCTCGTAGTTCCCATGCTCCAACGAGTGTTGCTGTTGCTGTTCCTGCTAATGATAATTCTTGCATAATTTTTCATCTCCATGTTGTTTGTTCACCATCAATCTCAAGACAAGTCTCGGATTGAACCATGACCTCCAAAGAAAGTTGTCCAGACTTCACCCATTGTTCGGTAAAGTCCCTCTTGACCGAGGCGGTTAATGGCGAATGGGTCACCGGTTTCAATACCAGACTCGTAGTACTGAGTTGGTTTTGCAACACTAAAGTGAAGGTAGTCAGTGTCCAAGAAGTACATTCGGCTGATGCCGTCTGCTGAAACATCCTTAGATGGAATGATTGGGACGCCGTTGTAGGTAGCGACGATGAATCCGGCTTCGATACCGGGAACACCCTTGACGCCACCCATGGTTGGGGTCACACGCTTTTCTTCCATGAACCGCTGTTGGCTCTGGAGGAGTTGTTGCAAGCGCATCAAAGTGTCATATCCTGTGAGGATGACCTTTGGATTGCCACCACGGACCCAAATCTTCTGGAAGATGTCGTCGATGTGGTCGAGGCTGAGAACACGCTCAGTCAATCCAGCGTCGGAAGCGACATTGACTTCTGCGTCGGACCAAGTGTTTGCACTTCGGTCGATGCTGTAAATGTCAAGGTCAGATGCGGCGCTCACATGCGCAGTGTGAGTAGTGGAAGAGCCACCGCTCACGGTTGCGGCATATCCAGTACCGGTGCTGTCCATGGTGCTTGCGGCGGTGATTCGGTCCAAGGACTCGTAATCGTTGCCAGCAGGAGTGTCAACATCTTGCAAAAGCATCTTGTTGATTTCCTCTGCGTGGTGCTTGCCCATTTCCTCTTTGAGGACGGAGCGGATGTCACCAAGACCGTCATCCTTGTCGTTAAGGAAGATTGCAACTTCGCTCATGTCGAAGGTGTGTGCAATGGTCTTTGGCTTTGCGGCAATGTGTTGGAAGGTAGGCTTGGTGGTTTCTGGAAGTGTTCCATTCTCAGCAATGCCGCCACCCTTGGTTGAGTCAGGGCGAGCGGTCACGACACGCCATCCAGAGCGGTCCCAAGGCTTCTTGGGCAAGATGCTGAATGCGTTGAATTCTTGGTTGAGTTGGGACCACACTTTGCGTCCGTAGATTGCTTGGTAGGTACCAGCAGTCGTCGAGAGCATTGGTGCGTCAGCCTTCAGAAGTTCGCTACCGGAGTATGCGTAGCCCATGTTTGAGCCTGCACCGTAGTAGTAGCGTTCCATATCGTTAATTGTTCGTAGGTAATTTCGTGCCATATATTATTCCTCCTCATTCAAATGCTTTCCCCGCAAGACTGTGGACTTCGTCCCAAGACATGTTTGCGAGGTCTTCGGTTGAAGGGACATTGATGGTTGGTGCGGCGGCCGACTTGCGGATGCTTGCACCTTCGGCGGAGCCGAGGTTGTCGATGCGACTGCTCAAGGAGGCGATTGCCTTCTCGATAGAAGCAAGTGGTTGGCGTGCGTCAAATTCTTGTGCACGGCGGGATTCGACCTCTGCGGTCTGTTCCTTGGCGAGTCGGTCAGCGAACACAGTTCCAAGAGAGGACTTGAGTTGCTTTTCGATGGATGCGGCCTTGTAGGCTTCGTATGCCATCTCGACTTGAGCGGAGGTAAGGTCGGCTGGGTGAAGGTAGCCCTTTGCAACATCTGCTTTGGAGCCACTGTTCAAGGCGGAGATTGCACCAGTCGATGGGTTGCCACCTTCTTGGGCACGGCCTTTGACTTGTCCAGCGAAGTATTCAGCACCGTCAACGGACGATGGGTTGTCGAAGCCACCAAGTTGTGCCTTCTCCAAGTTGTCGAAATGAGAGCGTGCCCCAGCGGTATCAACACCAGCAGATTTGAGGGTGTTTTCCATCCAGTTGAGGTAGTCAGATGAGATGACATCGCTGTATTCGGATTTTGCGGCCATGTCGTGGTCGCCACCGTACATTTTGTCTTCCTTGTCCTTGTCTTCGGACATTTCTTTGCCCTTGTCTTCGGAAGGTTTATCTTCATCTTTTTCTTCTTTCTTATCCTTCATGGCTTCAAATGGGTTTTCGCCCTTTTCCATTCCATCAAGTCGCATGTTGATTCTGTCCAGTACGGACGATAGTTCATTCATTGTTGTGTCTTCTGTCATATTCGTGTCCTCCTTCAAAATTCTAAAGGTTGCTTCTGGGTTGATTCCCTTTTCGCAAATCGTCACTTCGTGGAGTTCTAACTTGGAGATTTCAGTGTAATCTCCATGCTTTGAATCGGATTTGTTGACACGCTTGAAAGCCTGTCCTCCGATACTGAACCCCCGTAGGGCACCCTTGCGAATTTCATTGGCCACTTCTCGGGCCTTTTCGATGTCATCACGAAGTTTGATGACAACAAAGAGTCCGGCATCATCAACACCGGATTTCCAAAGTCGTCCACTGCTATCAGTGTAAGAGTCGATAACCGACCCGACTTGGATGTTGGAATGTGCGAGTTGCACATTGCGGAAGTCTTCTGCTTTCATGAACCCGCCAAATGCATCCTTTAGTGCATCACGGGTGATGAGGTCGCCTTGCTTGTCGACCATTTCGACGGAAGCATATCCTGCGACAACAAGGTCTTGACCGCTCTTCAAAATAGAAATACTACCTTCTTGGGAGAAGGGAGTGGTTCTGAGTGAAGTCGCCATGACCATTACCCCACGATAGACCTGTCATACTATATCAAGAGGTATGATACACGGCTTTCTCGTCTGTGAGTTCTAAATCGGGGCTCAGTGTGCCGTTTTCCTTGACTTCTTTTTTGTCTTCGGCCTCCTCCTTCTTATCTCGCTCGACATCACGCACATCGTAATCGGGCATGGTTTTGTTATCGGTGATGTTCGTAGGGCCACTGGGTGACTCGATAGGTGTGGCGTAATCGATACCAAGTCCTTTCGTACCAGAATTAGATGCGCCCACTGCACCTACACCGCTCTTAGCGAGCAAACGCATGGCGACCTCAAGTCCCTTGACCATGACTGCTTTCTTTTTCCAGTCGGTACCTTTGACCTTCTTTGGTTCAATCAGCGGCTCGGCATCATCTTCTGATTCGTGAACCTCTGCCTTCTCTTCGATTTCCATGTTGGCTTTCAACAAGATACCAACGATTGGTGACCAGAATGGTCGCTGACTTTCAGAAAGCCGAATCAAATAACCGTTATCACTGCGTGGTGTATGAACAGACCAGCCTGCTTGTGTCTGTGTGGCTTTGTACAGAACAGACCCTTGTTCCATCTGAATGTGAACATTGCTTCCCTTTCTGAAAATTTCAACGCCGTGCTGGTATGGTTCGGCCTTAGCCAAAATTCCAAGAGAATCACTGCTGACCAGAGGCTCGCCTTCCGCCTCACCTTCAATCTTGGATGCGTGTACAGTGAACAACTTCTGCTGTTCTGACGCCTGTGTTTCTGTGACATTGGTCACATCGACCTTCACCAAGTCACCGACATTGTATTTGTCTTCGCTTTCAAAAGCCGCTCCTACATCCATGTAGTCGTCACCTTCGTACTTGACTCTGCGGTCACCCAAGTCTTCACCGTGCGCAACAGGCCCGGTTCCAAGTCGGTATGTGTAAGGCCCGTCACCTCGACGGTCAAGCACCATGAGTACAACTTCTGTACCGCTTTGCAACATGACCCACTTTGGATGACGAGGTTCGCCCTTCATGTAGGCTGACTTGGCGTCACGCATGAGAATGCGGTCAGTGTCAAGAGCCTTGACTGCGGAAGCAAGTCCGTCGTCATCAGTGAGTTTTGTGTCGGATGCGCTTGGTACATGCACCATCTCATGACTTTCCATGGCTCCACGGAGAATCTTGATGCGCTCTTGTACCGGCATTTCAAATGCGTTTTCGTCATCGTATTCTATGACATCGAAGATGTGCAACACATCCTTGCCACGAATGACATCGACAATGTATTGTTTGTCGCTCACCTTCTTGAAAGCGTCTTTCTCCTCTTCCGACAGGGTTGCCTTGGAGAAAATCTCACCTTCTTTGTGACCAACGAAAAACCGCTCACCTTCTGGGAATGCACTGACAATCCAGTCGCCAGTGAAACCACGCAAGTGCTCCAAGTCATCCAGTTCAAAGATACGGTGCATGGGCTGTAAAGACGGCAAGCCCTCTGGCATGTCCTTCCTGATGACATCAGGATTTGTGAGCGAGGCAAGAAGCGAAGGACCGTCCATCTTGTTGTG